GGGACCGCAGGGGTTCCAAGGTGGGGGTCAGGGTCCGCAAGGTCCACAAGGTCCTCAAGGATATCAAGGTTACGGTGGTGCTGATGGGCCGCAAGGTGATACCGGACCGGCAGGACCTCAAGGGCCGCAAGGTTTCCAAGGGCTTGGCACGAGCAGTTGGCTTCAATCTACGTTCTTGCCAACCGGCAAGATTGCTGAAAACGTTCCACGTTTTGCAGCGCAAAGTAATGCTGTTCCCAACCCAAACCCCGGATTTGTCATGGGTGCAATTTATTTGTCTAGTGGTGTAACCATTTCTTCAATTTCGTATTACATCTCTTACATCAACGGTTCGGGTAGTTGCCAAAGTCGGCTTGTTCTTGCAAATGAGTCAAAACAAATGCTTGCCTACACCGAACTGAAAACAGGCACAATCGCAACCGTGGGCGAGCGCTCGCACGCAATCACCAATGTCGCTTCGGGATCGACTTCATCTTTCACCACGACGTATTCCGGTATTCACTTTGTTGGTGGGTATTTCACGTTTGCTTCCGCCAACACAGTCACCATTGCTCAAACATTGTCTGGTTTAAGTTCTTTCAAGACGGTTGCACCTGAAGTGGTTTTTTGGGATTCGTCTGTTGTGGGAACAACTTTTTCGTTCCCCAAGACCTTTGCTGTCGGATCAACGGCTTCGGCCTCCCTTCCCTACTTCAACGTTGCATAACCCGTAGTGACTAACCCCCGTTCCGTGTAGTAGGGTTCCAAAAGTCGAAAGGGGACAGTTAGTGAAATCCGATACAGGCGACCCCACCGACGAAAATGGCTATTGTCCTGTCTGCGGTCCGAGGCATTTCTTTCTGTCCGGCCCGTGGTTTCACCAGCAACATATCGAAGCAGCAAAGAAGCGACACCCTTCATACCGAGGAGATACAAATGACCGATCCAGTGACCCCACTTCCAAAGCGTGAGCCGATGGACTCCGAGTTTTCACCAGAGGTCGCTTCGCTTCTAACCCACATCAAAGACATTTGTATCCAAATGCGGGATCACGAACGCAGGGTCATTTCGTTAGGCCAAGAGCGTCGCCAGACCGTCACCAGACTCCGTGACCACGGCGTTACTTGGCGCAAGATTGCCGAATGGGCAGGCACGACCGACCAAGCCCTCTACAAACACCACAATCGGGATAGCAAGTAGTTCCAAACTGTGCTAAACTAGGGTAGTGCCAACTGACCCGACATTAGCCAAGGCTATTCAGACCCTTGCGGGAAACTGTGACGGAGCCGTTGAGCAAGACGGCATAGGTTTCAACGGGCCGGACAGCACCTTTGGCAAACAACTAGCGACCGTTGCACCCGAGGCGTGGAGTCCCGAGGTTCAGCGAACCGCTTGGGAAATGCTAGCCAAATACCGAGGCCAACTAGCCGGTGCTGGAATAGATTACGACGCTATCCCCGAACCGCCTACGAGCCGCAAGGTCAAGGGCGTGCGAGCGATTGACGTTCGCAACGGCAAAATCCTTGTCTTTCTGCCTTATGGTGATCCGGCATACCCCAAGACTGCCCTCGGTGCGATTTGGAACCGTGGTGAAAAGGGTTGGCAGGTATCGGTATCGAAGTATGGCTCGGTATTGGATTGGGCTTCCCGAAACACCATACCCGTATCCGACCGTGCAAAGGCGCTACTCGAAACTGCACCAAAGCCCGACAAACCCGAGTATTTAGGGACTGCGCTGCTGGAAAAGCGTGGCATCGTTCTGCGCTTTGACTACCACCCGAACCTCGTAGATGCCGTTCGTGGCATACCCGGCAGGCGCTGGGATGGCGACGAAAAGGTATGGGTCGTTCCAAGGGAAACAGCATCGGTCGTTCGCAAAATCGCCACCGACTACAACCTGTTCTTAACCGAGGACGTGAAACGGCTGCCCGACGTTGAGGTTCACCTCGGCCCGAAGGTTGCGGTTCACGGTCGGGACTTTGCGGTCACGTTCACCTACGACGCCGAACTTCTATCCGCCGTGCGTCAAATGCCCGGTGCATCATGGTCACCACAAGGTCGTGCGTGGCTTATCCCCATTGAGTCCGTCGATGAGGTACTGAAATTTGTGAAGCAACACGGGGCGCAGACTTCCCCCGAAGCGTTGCGGCTTGTGGAAGAGGCCAGCGTTGTCCAAGAGGTGATCGACGCTAGTGCCGCCAAAGACGCCCAACTATCCATCGCCGGTCTGGGAAATAACGGCTTCGAACTGTTCCCTTTCCAACGTGCGGGCGTTGCCTATGCCCTACGGTCTATGGGATACGAACACCAGAACGACGGTCTGTGGGAGCGCACGAACGACACGGGCAATGGTGGAATCCTTATTGGCGACGAGATGGGGCTTGGGAAGTCATGTCAAGGCTTAGCCGTGTTGCAAGCAGCACAGGCCTTCCCTGCGGTGATTATTTGCCCCGCCAGCCTTAAACTGAATTGGGAGCGTGAAGCCCACAACTGGTTGCCCGCCGACAAAGTGGTGAAAGTTCTAACCGGCACGACAGGCAACCTGCCAGACGCCGACGTTTACATCATCAACTACGACATTTTGACGCATTGGGTCGAGCGCTTCACCACCATCAAGGGTCTAGTCCTAGACGAAAGCCACTACATCAAGAACGGTCAGGCACGGCGAACAAAGGCGTGTATTGCCCTATCGGACAAGGTAGTAGATGGTGGAATCCGAGCGTGTCTGTCCGGCACTCCTATCGTGAACCAGCCTTTGGAAATCATGACCCAACTCCGTGTCATTCACCGCCTAGATGAGTTCGGTGGGGCGTCGTCGTTCCGCAGTTCATACGGCAGGGCTTCAGCACGGTCGCTAGCGGCCTTAAACCGCAAACTACGGTCATTGTGCTACGTCAGGCGACGCAAGGCCGACGTTCTAACTGAACTACCACCGAAGCGTTGGAGCAGCGTGATCGTCGAAGGCGACCCGCAGGTGATGGTGGAATATCGCAAGGCCGAGGCCGACATTATTAAGTATCTATCGCAGTTGGCTATGAAAATCGCCCTCGAGTCCGGTGCCGATAGCGAGGAAGCACGAAAAGAAGCATGGCGCAAAGCACTACGGGCTAGGGCAGCCGAGCAACTCGTCACCATCACCACCTTGAAGCAAATTGCCGCACGGGCTAAGATGAAAGTAGCGAAGTCGTGGGTAGAGGACTTCCTAGCCAACGACAAGAAACTTGTGGTGTTCGGTTGGCATCGTGACGTGGTTGACCAAATCGCAGAAGAGTTCGCCAACGGCGTAAAAATCCAAGGTGGAATCACCAGCGAGAAGCGTCAGGCAGCCGTTGACCTTTTCCAAAACTCCGACGAGCAGAAGGTGATCGCTTGCAACATCAAAGCCGCCGGAGTGGGCTTGACTTTGACTGCCGCTAGTGACGTGCTGTTCATCGAACAAGGTTGGACACCTAGCGATATGGAACAGGGCGCTGACCGTTGCCACCGCATCGGACAAAAGGACAGCGTGACGGCGTGGCTTATGCTCACCGCCGAAACGATTGACGAGGACATAGCCGCCCTCATTCAGCAAAAGCGTTCTATCGTGGATCGGGCGATTGACGGTTCTGACACCGATGACGACGAAGAAGGTTCGATTATCGGCGACTTGCTAATCAGCCTTGCCGAACGTGGTTTGGAACAGGCTTCCTAAAGGAAGTTGTTGGCTTCCCGTAGTTGGGCTAGCAAACTGTCGTAACTAGCAGCACGAGTCATGCCGGGTTCTTCCACTTCTTTGAGTGGTGGAAACTTTTTGTCGTAGTCCTTTGCCGCTTGCCCGTATCGAACAATAAAGCCGTTGTCATCAACGCCATAGCCTTTTGGAAGTTGCGTGTAGCCGTCACCTCTTGCACCCTTCGTTCCGTCTTGCGCCGCAAGTCTGGCTGTCGAAAGATTGGAACCCCGCAGGTCTGCCCCACTGAAATCTGCATCACGAAGGTCGGTTCCGGCAAGAGTCACCCCCGTAAAGACTGTGTTCCGCAGGTTCGCCCCCATGAGAACGGCTCCCGTCAGGTCAGCACCGTCAAAGTTGGCTCCCTCGGCTATCAAATCGTGAGCGAGGCAACCGGTCATATCGGCATAACTAACGTCAGCCTTGGACAAATCAGCGTCTTGTAGGTTTGTGTATTGCAGTTCGGCTTCGGAAAGGTTGGCGTTCGCAAGGTCGGCCTCGGCGTGAATCTTGTAACCGTTCACCTCATGGGTAGAGCCGATCACGTCACGGCGGTACTGGTTCCCGTGGAACTCGTGGCCGGGAAGATCACCCTTAGTTAGGGGATAGCGAGCCAGCCCCCGCAGAAGTGAGTCGCTAGTGAAATCAAATGCCTCCACCGGCTCCACCCCCCGATGAACCTCCTGCACTTCCCGATCCACCTTCACCACCGGTTCCCGATGCAACCCCACCGCCAGCCGCACCAACGGAAACACCAGCAGAGGCACTTTCTGCGACGTTAGAGGCGTTGTTTGCGGCTTCGCTAGCCTCACTAGCCCCCGAGTTGTCCTCGCCGTTCTCGTGGGCTTCAGCAGCCTCATTGTGAGCGTGTTCGGCGTTCTCGTGCAGGTTGGCAGCGTGGTAAAAACCTGAGTTCAGGAGTCGAACGGCAGCCTTCTTGTGACGCTTTGCCCTCTTGCGATGGAAGTCAGCAGTGTCGTCGGACTTTTGGATTGGGTAGTTCGCCAAGCCTTTGAGTAGGGCTTTGGTAGTGAAATCACTCACAACTAGACCATTCGTGCAGCGTCGTCTGCAGCCAATGCCTTAGCCGATGCTTCAGCAGCCTGTCGATACATGGATTTGGCAATAACGTGGTTGCCGGAACGGTAGGCGTGTGCGGCTTGTTGCCACATCTGTCCGGCCTGAATGTGGGCTTGTGCGGCCTTTTGAAGTAAATCGGCAGCGGTGTCTTGGCTCTTCCAGCGATCCGCCTGTGCGCCCCATTTGATGAGAGTATCGCTGGTGAAATCAGAGGCTTCCATGCGACAAGGCTACCCCTGTTTTGGAAAATTCCTTACTTTGGTTCAGCAGTAAGGGAAGTGTCGTCGTCTAAGTCGCAATGAATGGCGTGGTTAGCGTGACGATAGGTCGGAATCGTGGCATCAGTAACAAGTTCGATGTGAGCGCCACAGTTCTTGCACAGAAGTTCAGACATAAGTTTTACTCTACCCCACCCACTGAAATAATGTCGAGATGCTAGGCGTCCATTGAGTCTTTGCCGTAGGCAAGGGCTTGTTGCGTTAGTTCGTCGGCCTTTTTGGAAGCGTCGGTAGCCACGTTTGAGGCGTATGAGGTGTTCTTCCGTGAGTGGCGTGTAGATAACGTAGCGCCCTCAACTTTGGAAGCCGTGTATGCAGCGTCGTCGTTCACCCTGCCAGCCGTGTAGTGGGCTTGCATGGCATCTCGGTGGGCAACAGCAGCGTTATCAAATGCACGGGATTCCGCATTGTCCATACCGTCGTTAGCGGCACGCACTAAAGCGGCTTTGGACTCGAGGCGATCAGCGAAGTCAAGGTGGCGGATACCAAGTCCCGTGTGTGCTCCACCGATACCCCGATAGTCAACCTTTAGACCACCGTGCTTTGCTGAAATCATTTTGGCGTTTGGGGCGAACTGGTCAACGTCTGCGGCCTTTTCTACGTCGCCACCATCGCCGTCAACTTCGTCATCACCACCGTCGTCCTCGTCATCTTCCGCCGGACCAGAATCGTCCTCGTCGGAATTGTCCTCGGGGAAACCGTGGTCAATGCCAACCTCTTGCTGCGAGTCGTCATGGTGATTAATAACCGATTGCAGGGCGTCGGTGCTCAACCGTGCAGCCGCTGCTGAAAAGGCTATGGAGTTATCGCCCGTAATGGCGTTTGCGGCTAGCGACCCACCACTCATAGGCATAATCGCTTCGATCCGTTCAGCAGCAGTCTTGTGACCGTTGTAGGCCGCCATGTTGGCCTCGGCTGCAAAGCCCGACAACTTCTTTGCCAACTTCAAGTGACCTATGGCGATTTCCCTATGGGCTTCAGCAGCACCCTTTAGGTCATTGTTGAACGAAGTCCGTAGCGAGTTTGCCCGCCCAGCCAATGCTGAAGCGAGTTGTTCGTCGTATCCGTGCCGTCTTTTGGAAACGGGGTAGCGAGAAAGGCTTTTGAGTAAGACCTCAGTAGTGAAATCACTTGCTCCTACCATTTTGGAACCCCCCAATACCTTTGCGCCAATGCGTTTGTCGTTTGTTGAGCCTGAAGCACTTGATTAGGAGAGTTGCCTTCCGGCTTTTCACCATTTGAGTCCAAAGCAGCCACCACCGCAGACGCTTCTGCTGCTCGTGCCGTGTATGGGCCGGAGTGGTAGAAAGCCTGAGGGTGCTCTGGGTCAACGTGCGTGTAGTAGTTTGCCGCTATTGCATGGGTTTGCGACGCCGCTAGGTGCGCTTCAGCAAGTTTTGGTTTGCCTTCCCGCATAGCCTTTGCCGCCAAAATGGCGTGGTTGTTGGAAAGTGCCGAGTGGCCTTGCGTAAGTCGTTTAGGTTCACTTCTTGCGCCAACGATAGTCGCAGAGGCCATCAACCTACGGGCTTGGCTGGCAAGACCTGCCGAAGTCCACTGGTTTCCATGAAAATCGTGACCGGGTAAATCGCCCTTAGTGACGGGATAGTTACTCAATGGCTCCAACAAAGATTTGGTAGTGAAATCTGTCATGAGGCTCCTAGTGTTGGTAGACCGATTTGCGATGGCTTCATATCCGCAGGAACCCTATTGTGTGGCGGTGGATCAGCCTGATAGCCCGGCACTTCCACAGCGTTGTGAGTCCCAGCCAATTCGCCCATTTGTTCACCATTCCTCATCACACGAACCGGAACGTGCGATAGGCCAAGTTCTTTTGCAGCCGCTAATCGGTGGTTGCCCTCACCAAGGTAGGCATGGCGGTCACCAGCGGCATACTCAACAATCAACGGCTCCTTGAAGCCTTCGGTTGGGATACTTTGCTTGAGTTCGTCAATCGTTTCACGGGCGTATTCGTAAAGAACCTTTGGCTGCGTCGTATCAGCACGGTCATATTCTTTTAGGCGGTCAATAGCGTCAATCGGAACCCACTCAACGTTTGGATTGTTGGTGAAATCAGAGGCGGCAATAACCTCTTTTGTCAAATCGTTTGCCTCGCCACCAGCGATGCCACCCGTCCATTGGTTGCCACGAAAAGGATGATTGTCAAAGTCCCCCTTCACCACGGGATAACGAGCCACCGACTTCAAGAGTTCGGAGGTTTGGAAGGGGTTCGTCATGATGCCAATCCTACCTTCGGTAGTGAAATCCTGTAGGCTAGATGCTATGACCATCAACGTCAATGCCGAGAACGTTCCTATCGACAGCATCAAGGCTCACCCCTCCAATCCACGGTTGGGCGACGTAGCGGCGATTGCCGAGTCGCTAGAGGTCAATGGGCAGTATTCACCTGTCGTCGTTTGGAACGACACGATTATCGCCGGAACCCACACTTGGAA